GCGTGTGGGCGACCAGAAGACGATTCATGGCCGTGGCTCCCGTATCGATCCATGAAAAGCGATAACGGTAACATATGAGAGATATATAGTAAAAGGTTACGGGCATACTCCGGGTGGGTCGCTCGGCACCGGTGGCGGTGGTGAAGTCGGTGACCGAAAAGCGCGGCACGGCAAAGGCCGCCGAAGCCTACCTGCAGTTCCTGTTCTCGCCCGAAGGGCAGGCGATCATCGCCAAGCACAACTTCCGCCCGCGCGACGCCGCCGTGCTGGCGCAGAACGCGGACAAGTTCCCGCCGATCCGCACCTTCACCGTGGATGAAAAACTCGGCGGCTGGCCGGCAGTGCAGAAAACGCACTTCGCCGACGGCGGCATCTACGATCAGATCATCGAGAAGCGCTGAACGCCGGGCACTGAAACAGCCATGATTTCAGATCATGGTCTGCCGTGACAGCGGGCAACAGATGCAGGGAGTCGGTCCGGTGCGGCAAGATGTAGCGCGCCGCGATAAATGGCGCCGTTTTGCACGATAAATGAGGCTGCGTCGATTTTGATCGTGTAGAAAGGAATTGCGCCAGATAAAACGATGCGGCCGCCTATCAGCGCCGGCCACGTTGCAGCGCGGCCGTTTGAAACACCCGTACGACCTCTGCCGCCACATCCTGAGAGGCTTGCATGGGGAATGGGCCTCTGTCGCCGACATGCAAATTGATCGGGGTTCCTGCAGGTCGGTCGCTTGGGGTCAGTGAAGACATCGCGACGGACGCCGATGACACGAGGCCACCGGTGGCGAAGCGGGGAAGGCTGAGCCCATTGATGCTATCCAGCAGTGTCAGGCCATAGCGCCGAACAGCAGCTGCACGGACAACATACTCACCGTTCGACAACCGGGCAAGGATGCTATCGCTCGTGTCGCTGCCGGCGCCCAAGACCCTGCCGCCACGGGCATATCTTTCAGGGGTATTCTGGGATGAGTTGAAGGCACTTACCGGATCGGAGAAGGCCGGCACCCCATTGGCCTGAATGGTCTCAATGGTGATCTGCCTCTTATCCGGGATCGCATCGACTGCCCGGCGAACTTCCTCGAGTTCCTTTTTCGCTTGGTCAGTCTGCGCCTCCACATCGATCTCTTTGGCACCGCCACTCCCCTGAGCGCTGGAGCCCGCAGCGCCGACCTGGCCCGTGCCAAGCTGCCCGAGCTGTGCCTTCAGGGCTTGGATTTTTTGCTCAGCGGCCGTGATCTCGAGCTGGATGGAAACCGGCTTTCCCAGCTCGTTCTTCAGAGCGCTGATCCGCTGTTCAGCGGTCAGAATTTGCCCCTGAATCGATCTTGCAGCTGCATCCTGAGCTTCAGCCTCTTGCAGACGCTGCTTGCCCTGTGCCTGAAGCGCCTGCCTTTCGGCCTCGCCGATCTGGCGCAGCAACTGCGCTGCGCCTGGATCATCACCCAAACCCTGTACATAGCCTGCCGCTTCTTCCGCTAGTCGCAGCGCTTCCTCGGCATTTCGCTTAACCGCTTCTCCACGCCCATCGATTGCGGCATTCATTGCGAACAGGGAGGCACGCTCGGCTGCCTGAATCAGCGACTGGGGAGAGTTCGCGTTCGAGTGGCCGCGCAAACCTCCGGTCCGCTCCACATCCGAAGCTTCGATCCGATTCGCTTCGGCGTTCCGCCTACTGGCCGCGCTGTCGGCCTGGCGGAAAAACTCAGCCGCCTCACGCCGCGCCTCACGTGCCGCGTCCGCGCTTGTCTTCCACGCGTCACGCAAGGCATCTCGGAGCCGCTCCGCCCCCTTGATTTCCTCCTTTGTCGCATTGGCGGCGGCCGTCTCACGCAGCTTATCCAAGCGTGCGATCTCGCCACTCAGCTGCTGTTCGATCTGCAGCCGCTGCTGCGCCCGGTTTTTTTCTTCGGTCAGATCCGGGCCATCCTGTGCTGCTCTGACCTTGGATTCCCAATAGGCCAGCTCGCTTTGCCGCAACGCGATCTCTCTATCGATCAGCGGCAGGACGGCACTTGCTTCAGCACGCCCCCCCACGAAGCCCAGCGCATCTTGCCGCCGCTTCTCCAATTCGGCGAGCTTGTCCGTCAGCGAGCTGATTTGTTCTTCTGCCGTTTTGAACGGGTTTGACTAGCCAATGTTCAGCAGCGCCTGCCCGAAGGAAAGCCCTGCCTCTTTTGCGCGTAGAAAATCCTCTGCGAGCTGGTTGATCGACGGAATCAGCGCATTGCCGATCTGCATCACGACCCCGTTTGCCAGGCTCTGCAGCCGCTCCAGGTTCTGATTGAACTCGCGCGCTGCAGCTGCAGCCGATTCGCTGATCGTCTGGCCAAAGCGGTCGGACTCGTTCGCCAGCGCCTCTAGCCCTTGCCGTCCTTCGTTGATTGCCGGAATCAGCTTCTCGGCGGAGTTACCCAAGAGCGCAATCGCCGCTGTCGTTTTGGTCGTGCCGTTCGGCAACTCCGAAAGCCGCTGCGCCAGGTCAATGAATACTTCATCAACATTACGCAGCGACCCATCCGAGCGGAGCACCGCAATTCCAAGTTGTTCGAACATGGCTGCCGAAGCATTTCCGCCCTGAGCGGCCGACTGCATGTTCCCTGCAAGTGCTTGCAGACCGTTTTCCAGATCGCTGGTCGAACCTCCGGTAATCTTGACCGCATAGGCCAGTCTTGAAAGCGATTCCGTGCCAACGCCAGTTCTCTGAGACAGGGTGCTGATTTCCTGCGCGGCATTGGCCGATGCCTTCGCGATTGCCAACACTCCCGCAGCCAGGCCGCCGGCCCCGATTCCAGCCACCCCGGCGACGCGGCTCAGCGCCGCCGGAATGCTTTGCAGCTTGGTCGCCAAGGCACCGAGCCCGTTGGTCGCCCGCGCAACGGATGCCGTAAACGGATCAAGCGAGGCCCGACCGGTAAATGCCCGATCGATCTCGGCGCCAGCGGCCCGTGCCTGTGCCGACATGCGTTTCATCGCCTGTTCGGCGCTGCTCATCCCGCCTTCAATCTGGCGGAAACCCTGAACCCCCTGGCGCGCATCGACGCTTACACCGATCGATACCCCCCTCGTTCCTTGTGCAACCATGGCGCCCTCTGCTTACAAATCTTTCAAATCTCTCTTCAGTTGATCAATGAGCCTTCTGAAGCTTGCTGCATCAACCTGTCCGCCGCGCGAGGCGACCAAGGCATTGATCTGACGCTCCTCCGCCAGGCGTGCATGAGCACGGCACAGAATGTCGACCTGCTGAAGCGTGTAGCCCTGGATGTCCTGCAGGCTGTGGCCAGCCTCTACCAGCCGCGCAATTGAAAGCTGGATCGCATTACCCTGCGCTGCAATGTCCGCACCCCGCAGATCACGCGGCACTGCGCTCTGAACTCTCTCAAACAAGGTTGGATTCGCTTCAATCGCGGCTTTGACCACCCCCCGGAACTCGTCCTCCGCAAGAGCGTCCAGCCATCCGAGCGAACGCCCGGTCAGCATCTCGATCACCCTTGCGTTTGCATGGGCCACGTCAGGTAAAACTTCCCCCTCCCCGGAAAAGTCGCTGCGGCTGTACCACTGCATGAAAACCGGCAAATCACGCATGGTCAGCGGCTTGATCCGAATCATTTCATGTGTCAGCTGTACATCGACGNNGGCCGCTCCGCTCGAATCTGCTCTTTCATGGCATCACCTCATCCACGGCCTGGAACTATGTCACTCACAGCCCGCTCGTCATCGGGGTCGGCATCCAGCCCCTTCCAATACTGCGCATAGGGACTATCATCGGCCGGCACCATCACCATCACACAGCCGCAGTTGATCGTCTCGCCGATCGGCGCTGCCGGATCGTGCGGAGACATCATCTTCAAGGGCGCGCCCTTTTCGGTTGTCAGGTCGAAAGAATCTCCAATCTTTCGGACCTGGCCATGAATCACCCGATGATTTACGCGCGGTTCGGCGCGACCCTTCGAACGAATCCACTTCTTGCGCATCAGCCCCGGATAGACGGCTTCCACCTGCTCCATGCGCATGCGGGACGCATTGGCATAGATGCGGGCCGTCTCGTTGTAGAGCACCCCTTGCGCACGGCGCATCGTCATGCCCAAACGCTGCGCGATTTCACGACGTACAGTGCTGCGGTCGAGGACTCCCGTCACTACCAGCCCCAACCGCGTATTGATCGCATCGACAAGCTCCAGCGTGATGCCTTCGATCTTCGAGGTCATGAATTCGCGCATTGCCAGCAGCAGCGGCATGTCGATCATCGGCGGCGGGGAGAGGCGCACTACGCGCAACCCGGTATCCACCAAATGCACACCCTCTGTCGTCATCTGCGCGCCGGCGATCGATGCCTGTACGCCGGCCGTCCTACCGGCCTCCTCAAGCGCGCGCCTCACCTCGGCCAAGATGGTCGAAAGCCGCCACCGCTCAGGCTCGGACGGCTGTCCATCCAAAATCCTTACGATGCGCTGCTCGGCCTCCTCGAGGATGCGCCGCACTTCAGCCACCGTATCCCGCACGATCCGCGATCGCGTTCGCAGTGCGTCCCCATAAATCCGCTGATCGTCAGCAGCACTCACATCGCCTCCCCGAATACACGCAACATGATGCGATCAAGTAGAGCGCGCACCGAACCTTCGATCGCGCCCTCGCTGGCCTCCAAGGCGTCGCCGAACATCCGCGTCGGTCTCGTACCCGGGTGATTCACCTCTTGCGCAAACACGGGACCGCCGACACCTGTAAAGGAAAGCACTCTCGCATTGCGCGGCCGGATCTTGTGCGGCTTCGTCCCCAGCTCCACCCAGGGCGCGTATTGCTCGTTACTACCGATGATCACAGACACCCCAAGGCTATCCGAGGCGGGCGCCGCCATCCCTAATCCCATCCCCGGCAATTGCTCCAGACCAAACGAGNNCATGAGCCCCCAGTGGCTCCACATGCAGGCCCGACTGGATCGAGTTGCGCAACGATCCCGTGCGCACCGGCGTGCGCCGTAGAACCTGTTCTTGAAGGCGCGCCCCAGCCTCCCAGCCCCAGCGCATCATCTCGTCCTGGACAATCTCCGGCGCCTTCTCAATCGCCTGGCGCAACCGCCGCAGATCGTCCCCATCGAACTCGATACGAATCACAGCGTCACCTGCTTCGATCCACCAGGCTCAGCCGCCAGGTCTGGCTGCTGAAAGCCATCTGCCAGCACCAGGTTCTTTTTGCGCTCACGTGCCGCCGCCAGCTCCGCTTCCGGGTCCAACTCGTAGCCCAACCGGCCCGCCACCGTCGCCAGCAAACTTGTCGCCGCCACCTCACCAAGAATGCCGGCCTCCATGGCTGTAACGCAGGCGCCGGCCACCTGACCAAGCGCCGCCGCGTATTTGGTCGTATCGCTCGGGATCATCTCCGGAAACACCGCCTGTACCGCCACACGCGGATCATCCCAATCAGGTTCTCGACCTTCCCGCGCCATGATGGCCTGACGGATCACAAAGCGCCCGGCCTCCTCAAGCATGTAGCGCACTTCACGCTGGCGCATCGAAAACATCCTGTACGTCGGGCCACCCATCTCCGCGGCCGTGGCGAGGTTCACATCACCACCACCACCAAACCAGTGCTCTGGAATGCTTGCCGCACCCAGCACATGATTGCGAAAGAGCCGCGCGCCATGGCTGGTGTCAGACGCCTGCAAATTGGGCGCCTCGGCCTTCCAGGTAACGGATTCATTGTGCACGCGCACGCTGCCAGGCCCCGGAGCCCTGATTTCTTTGGCTAAAGCCTTGACGCGCTCCTCATCCGCGCCCGAGACCGTCACATCCCACACGAACGCACGCAGGAAGTTGTAGCGCTCCAGCTCGCCGAACAGGAACTGGTCATACGCATCCAGCCAATCCGCGGGAGCCCGCAGGTCCGAGCGCCCACGTCGTGTGTCCGAAAGTGTGTTCACGGTGAAATAGAAGACATCGCCATCGGCGAAAGTCTCGCGTAGCGCGCGCGTTCTCTCAGAAAAGAGAGTCTCAGGACCATTCACCACGACCCGATAGCGCCACCCCTTTTCCAGCGCCCCGCGGCCGACGATCAGGCCGATCGGCTGCTCCGGGTTGTCCGGGTCGACCACCACCTCTTTCAGAGCGGACGGATGGACATGGCCAAGCTGTACCGCACCCGATATTTCATTTACGAACACCCTCCATATTTGCTCCCCGAACAGCGAAAGCTCACGCACCCTCAGGGGAAGCTTCTTGTCCATCATGTTGATCGGGTGCCGCCAAAAGCTGTCGAGCACGGGCTGCCACGCTTCATCCGCTGCCACCAGCCTGACGCCATCACCAAGGATGTACGCGATCGGCAGTTCAACGATCCGGTTCGCAATCGCGTTTGCATCCCACAAATAGACGGCTGTCTCGCGCATCTTCTCCTGAGACAGCAAACCGAGATCGCGCTCGGCATTGGCAGTCAAACGCGACCACTGCTCATCATCAGCATCTACGGTCTGCCCCAGCGCCTCAGTGAGCCGCACCTTTTCCTCGGCAGGCGCCGCTCCAAACATCCGTTTCAACCCTGAGAAAACACCCACGTCTGCCTCCCTTTCCCGGTCAGGGCATGTTCTTGTAGAAAGATCGCCAATCGGCCACTGCCGCGCCGTAGATATGGCGAATCTTCAGCACCACCTGGTCATTGCTGAAGAGCGATCCCGCCGTGGCCCCATCCGAGACGAACAGCTCGGGATCCTCATTGCCCTCGAAAAAGGCCACGTCTATCGTCGGGTGTGCCGCGGGATCACCGATCAGGCACCAGTCGCTCGCGGCCTCCCATGAAGGTACGGACAGCACCTCGAGTTTGCGCGACTGGATGAAGCTGAAGTCCTGGTTCGTGGTCCGCTGAAGCAGGTTGAACGCTGTCTCTTCCAGCTCGAACGGCACGGCGATGAACTTCGGTCGAATGAAGTTGCGCCTTCTCAGGTCCGTATCGGCAAACGCACTTTGCGTGCGATAGGCGCCCGCCAGGCCCGCGGCAGACAGCGCCGCACTGCCGAGGTTGCCCCGCCCGATGCTGAACAGCGGCGCTCCGTCATGGATCGCCGGGTTGATCCGCATGAAATCGAACACGGTATCGAACAGCGTATGCGCGGCAGCCAGAGCCAGTTCGCGAATGATTTCGCGCACAAGGCCGATATCATCGTTTCGGATGGCTTCAAGGGTGATCGATTCCGTTCCGCCTCGCTTCGTCAATTGGAGCTGATAGGATCGTTCGCCCGGGCTCTGCACATTCCGTTATACACAAAGCTT